AAGCCCACGGTGGAACTGAAACGGGAGGCTCGTAAGAGCCCCCCGTGAACAGCATGAATGAGATTACTAGTTTCGCTATCAATGATTATCTCCTTGTAGTGCGGCTGACATGACATCTTCCATCTCTTGTTTCGCAGATAGAAGTTCGCTGAACTCATCGTGTGTTGAGTCAGCCCTTCGACCATCGCCCAGACGCTGGATTTTTTTAGCCAGTTGGTCTACACCGATGGACAGTGATTTCACTACGGCACGTAACTCGGAAAGAGTTAGCGACACCTCCAGTGTTGGTTCTAGTTTCCTATTCATTGTGACCCTCCATGGTCTTCTTGACTATCTTCATTGCCTGGGATATTGCTGCAAATTGCATCATTGCATCTGCTAGTTCGCCACGACCGCCATCGTCGTAGACATACTCATCGCTGTCCTCAAAGTCAATCGCTGAGTACAACTTGCCACCGTCGTACATAGAAACTAACATCACACGCCTACGTTTCGGGTGCTCTGATGGTTTGACTGAATCATCGTATGTATCATCTTCGGATAACGGTGCAGCCCAACCACATGTTGTGATTGCGAACTTGGTGAACTCACCACAGTTTGCAGCGTTGCTGTAATCCGACAGTAGTTCGTACACATCGCCATTCTCTCCAATGAGTTCAACGAACGGTTCCAAACCTCCCATCATGTCGATGCCGTAGAGTTTAGCCCTCTTGGAGTTGTGACCATCGGGGTTGATACCTGACTCTTTGATGTACTTGTGGATTCTTTCTATGTTTTTCATTTTGTTTCTTCTTTCTGTTGTTGGTTTGTTGATTTTTTTCTTCTTCTGTTATTGCCTCTATCAAGTGTGATACCTCCCCATACGCCTGAAGATTTTGTATTCATTCCGTATGCAAGGCACTCTTCGGACACAGAACAAGCGGAACACAATTGTTTCGCTTGTCGTATTCCTCGGTGATTACCGCTGAACTCGGGGAAGAACCAATCTTGTGGTGCACCCTTGCACAGAGCATCCTTGAAGAATGTCGGTGTCTGAAAATTGAATGGACTACTAGACATCCATACCTCCGTTCAAACGATTGCTGATAATGGCGAGAACCTTGTCGGCAATCTCGTTTTCTATGTTTGCTGTCCTCTCCTGAACAGCCTTTCTGACCAGTTCAGTAAGTGTATCTGAATACACGATTGAGTTCATGGTGTTCTCAATCATGTTCTTGAACCTGATATTGCGTGTCAAAGCAACTACGAACCTTGCTTCATCAAACAAGCCCTCAACACTTTCAACGATTTCGGAGTAGTTGATTTCTGATAATACTTCACTCCTGATTTCGCTGTAGTCAATGCTTTCCATTACTTGGTTTCTGATGTTGCGATTGAAACGTGTGCTGTTCTCCAGCGTTGCAGCAACCGCATTCTCATCCGGCTGACTTACCAAGATTGCAGCATTTACACGCTCTGCAATCATGTCGGTTAGGGATTGGTCAAACAAGTTGCCAATATCTCCCGAACTGAATGTGACTGGTATATCAACTGATTGTGTGGATAGTCTGATTGTTGTCATTGTATTTCTCCTTGTGTTTGTGTGTTTGTTTGTGTATTTGCTTCTGGAACAAGGTCATCAAGTGTGACTTCCTTGAGCACCAGACCTGACTTGGCGAACGCTGTTTGCACAGCGTTACGCCAGTATTCGTATCTTTCTTCTTGATTCATTCTACCTCCTAGTAGTAACTCGGATGTACGCCCATTTGATTATTTGGCTGAGCCCACTGGTGATGAGGGTTGTAGTAGTCAATGTTGTACACATCGAATGCTTGCCAACATCCACAGTCATGATGAGCACCACAGAATAAACATGCCTCGCATGCAGGGCAATGTGAATACACTGCATCTGCTGAGATATGTTGTGAATGTGCGCATGTGTAGCACTCAAGCAACACGGTGGTGTCGTTGATTTGCGTCATGTACACTTCCATCTGCTGAATTGCTTCATCAAGAAGAATGCCGGCTTCATCATCGTAATCATCTTCATCAGAAGATGGTATGTGGACTAACGGCTTGGCATCGTAATCGGTGTAGCCGTAATCCCATGCTGAGTTGTACATACCGTAACGATATGTAGATGGCACATAGAGACGCTCTTCATATGAATGGTTAGACCACCACATCTCTTTGTCCCAATGACCATCAGCCTCATTGACGATGTACCAATCGTACTTGGCATCGTCATTGACGGTGAGGAAAGCCAACTTGGAACCCTTAGCCCATGCAGCAAGTCTGACAAAGTAATCATTGTCATCAAGTGCTGTGATGCCACCAAGATTAGGAAAGATATCTTGAGCGAACACCTTTGTGTCCGAACGAGTATCACCTGGCTTGATGTCTACTGGCAGGATGCCATTGTGACCTAGCACTGTGCCAGTGTCTTGACCGAGCACAAACGGATGACAGTTATCAACTGTCTCCGTGCCATGAGTAGCCCAACGGAAGTGGAATATGGCTGGGCCTTGATTGGTTGTGCGCAAGTCCGTGAACTTGTTGGCAACCTCATCGAAGTTCATGCCGTGTCCTGTGATTATCTTCTTGCCAGTTGAAATGGCAAAGCCAAAGCCGTCAGGATTGGCTAAAGCAGCATGCTTGAACCGTTCCATATCGGGATTGACATAATCGGGTATTAGTGTAAGCAGACACATGTTGTGTCCTTTCTGTTGGATTGTTCCAACGGTTTGTTTGTATGTTTATTGGAAAGTTGATAGAGGTCTATCAACTTGACTAGATATCTTCACCACGAATACCACAACGCTCAACGATACGTTCGTCAAGTATGCGGTACTTGTCACCCTGAAAGCGAACCCATGAATGGAATGAGGCAAACTGAATTGCCTGATTCTGTAGGATTTGCTGCAGAGTAATCTCTGATGTGTAGTTGAATGCAGCGTCACAGAACTGCAAGCAAGCCTTGACAGTAGACGCCAACAGCGAGGGACGGAAGAACCGTAACTCGATGGTGTTGTTGTTCTGTAGGTTGATTGCCGTGTAACGGTCATTGTTGGTTGAGTATTGCTTGGCATGTGATGCAAGCGTAGAACCACGAACAGTCTTGCCAGAGTCGTAGTCATGATACGCATTGAAGAATGCATCCATGTCAAACTTGGCATAGTGTGATTCACGACCTGCGAACTGAACAAGTTGTTGCCTGTTCTTGAGTATGAGCAGGAAGAAACGCATCATATGACCGTAGTCAGCGAATGCATCACGAGACAAGTGAATGTGGAGACCACATGAACTTGCTTTCCATGCATCGTAACCAAGACCCTTGAGTCCCTCAATGCCAGACCAGTCAAAGTGATTCATTGCGAATCCCAATGTCATTGGGTGAGAAACAATCTCGAAGCCGTGGCTGATTGAGCCATCATCTTTGAGATACACAACATTGTCAGAGCCAATCCGCTTGTTGATGGTACTGAGAACATGCTCAGCACCAGGAGTAAGCGAGTTGCCACGAACGACAGTAGGTCGTGTCAATTCTGTTTCTAACTCAAAGCCCATGTACAAAGTCTTTGTATGACCGTTCGCTGGAGTGTAGAAACTCGCAGTACCGTCATCTTCAAGAAAGTTTGGACTTGGCTTGAACGAATAATTATGAATGAAACCATTATCATCATCATCTTCGTTCTCGGCACATGCCTCTTCGTATAAGTCATGGTGACGACTGCAACGATACTCATTGTCATACTCTGAGTAGTACGCTGAATCTTCATCTAACTCCATACCACAGTCCATGCAATGTGCATAGACATCTTCTTCTTCATATTCTGTTGGCATTTCTTTCTCTCTTTCTATTGTTTGTTTATCCATAACCGATTGTCATGGACGAGAACACACGAAACGAATCCCGTGTGCTCTAGTCCACGCAACATACACAAGCATCTGTGATGTTGTATGGAGTTGATAGAGGTCTATCAACCTGTCTGCTCATTGTCAGGAAACCCTTGTCGTATAAGGGTTTGCTTGTGCAAGATGACCTCAAGGCTATCTTTCATCATTTGCAAATCCTCTATACGCCTCGTTGCATAGTTGTAGTGCTGAACTAGATTCCAAGTGAACTCAACGAGTTCATCTTTACGCATCTGGCGCAACGCTGTCTTTGTAGATTTATTCATTGCTGTTCTCCTGTTGATTCCCATGAAGTAATCCATAGGTGGTTCCACACTTCTTGATTCACGGAGTCGTATCCATCTTCTGAATCAAACTTATCAACCGCATAACTCCATCTATCTTCTGATATCGGTTGTTCGTTGTCATCTGTAAATAAATCACGAGTCCACCATGATATTGCAATTTCATCATCAGCGTTTAGTGCTGACAACATTTTTATTGCTTGACTAACTCTCATTTGATTCTCCCTCGATTACATCACAGCACTCCACGCAAGTGAAACCATCACGGTAATCACGGTCGTACATCGCTGTGAATGGTTGTTCATCTGGAATTGCATCTAGGTCAATACAGCCAAGACAGTAAGCACCATCGTTGGTTGCGAAACCAAGAACCCTCAACCATTTTATTTCTGATAATGATTTCATTTTGTTTCTCCTATGTTTGTGTTTGTGTATCTACCTCTTGAGAGTATTGCAACTAGTATCTCTATGCCTCGTTCACAATTTACAAGTGACATATATCGCTCCATTTGCTGTAAATCATCAATTAGTGCTTCTTCCTCGTACAACTCAAGTGTGATGATAAGTTTTTGTAAACCGTAAACTAATTCCTCATGTTTTTCACGCTGTAGTGTTTCCGTACTCATTTCCATTCTCCTTTGTTGTTTGTTGGATGATTACGCATAACCCATTCACGAGACATGTAAGTTGATAGAGGTCTATCATCTTCATTTAGCCACTTGCCTAGGTAATAACCAGTCATAACGAGCCCTGCAGATGCACAGAACACGATGACCATTGTGAGTGTTTCTTTATCCATTGTATTTATCTCCTTTGATTGCTTTCATTGCTTGACGGTGGGACATTTGGTTGTACATTCTTTCCATTAGATAATTCACTGCATCGTCGTAGGACAAACCCAGTTTGTCCATGACTATCTTTCGCAGTTCCTCTATTTTTGTTTCCATTAAATGCTCCAATCTGAGTTACGAAAGCGAGGTGTAACGCCAATATCTTCTTTGGTAATACGCATCTCAACAGCAACAATGTCGCTGAATTGGTCGAGTAAAGCAAGAACCTCTGCAAGTTCTTCCTTGTCATTCATTATCTGTGAACGCAAATTGTAAGCACGAATATTGAGTGCCTCAAATGTGTTCTTCTTCTTGCGGAATGGATTACTCATGTTGTCTGTTTCTCCTTGTGTATTTGCTCACTTGTGTGAACATGACGCAACACTATGCAGGGGGCTACACAATGTTGCGGTAACTCACACGAGTTACGGTTGATAGAGGTCTATCAACTATTTCTTGGTGGCAAGAGCAAACATGACCAAGTCAATCTTGCTTGCTGGAATGCCTGCGTCACGCATTGCTTTCTTGACCAAGTAGGTCTCAACACGCTTGGCAGGTGCTTTCTTGCTTGCGCCCTTGTTGTTGCCCTTGCTCTTGGTTGCGGAAGTGATAAACGAACGCAACGAACTGATGTTGCGATAGGTGTATTCCGCATCGTAAGCCTTGACCATTGCGCTACGAGTACCAAACAATTCCAAGCCCTTGGCGATGAATGAGCAGTACTGGCGTACTGTCGTTTCGCTGTGAAGTGAATTGTCTACTTGACTGCGTTGTGCATAGTAAGCGATGGACTTGTAGCCCTTAGCCTCCAATGCCATGTCAATCCATCCATCGAACTCTTTGGATGAACCTTGTGCAATTTTTGCTGCGTGGATTCTGTAGTTTGTCATGGTATTTATCTCTTTCTGTGTTTGTGTATGTAGTTGTTCCGCAACTAACACGGGGTAATGATTACCGCATTGCACACAAGTTGATAGAGGTCTATCAACTTGTGTGCTAACGCTAATCACTAAAGGGCGTAACGCTCTACCCATTGCTCAATGCTGTCGGCGTGAGCCGCATTGACGCAAGTAACGCAAACGCATTTGCCTTGTCTCTGCAATTCTTCTTTCATGTATTCGGTGTCATCGCTTACTGGATATTCTGTATTTGTATTCATGTCTATCTCTCTTTCTATTGTGTTTGGATTATTGTGCCGAACTCAAGTTCTTGCATGTATCACGCATGTATCTTGGGTTAGGTATCTGCGAATTATTGGCGCACCAATAAGCGTATTTGATTACTATCACTAGGTAATCTTCTGTGGATATCCATTGCATAGCCTGTGTCTCCTTGTGTGTTGGATACTGTCTTGTGACAGTGCCTCTCACTAGTAAGCGTGTGTCCATTATTCCTAAATACGGTTCGGGGGCAAATGCGTGTATTTACTGCTGTTTACGCACACAAGCAGAGGGGGGAGGGGTGGTGGGGGTGGCGCCCCGTGCACAATATGGATGGCATCAGCCCGTAGCCGTACAACTCATTTTTCAAAAGGGGGGTACCCATAGACAAATAGGGTACCTTTTGTATATACTACAAGGCTTTTAACCATTTTTTAACTACGTGCTTGTTTACTTGCCCTTTGTGCTGTCTTTGTGTTCGCCACAAATTGCTTACCCCGCTTGGATGCCTCTATCTTTTTCTTATTAGTGGCTGCCTTTTCGGCAGCGGAAAGATTAGCCCATGCTCGTTCTGGCAAGTAGCGTGTTGTCTTGTCTTTGCGTATTGCTTCTTTGCCATCCGAGGTCGTCCATTTTTCTTTAGTCCACTTAGTCAGGTTTGACTGGGCAGCCGTCTTAGCCCCGGAATAACCTCCGCCAGCCTTCTTGTATTTTTGGGCCACAAGTTGGGCTTTACGAGCAGACCATTGTCCAGGCCTGCCGCCTTGACTCGATGCCATGACTTGGTTCTTAATTTTGTTGCGTAGTGATGGGTTTGTGTACGCCACTAGCAGTTCCATTTCTTGAGTGCAAGAGCCTTGCGAGTTGGTCTACCCTTTTCATCCTTCATTGGCCCTGGCATGCCACTCATACGTGCGCAAAAGGACTTCCTACGATTCGCTGCTTTAGAGCCAGGCTTTAGTTTGGATGGTTTTGTTGTGACAGCCATCTGCAGTTTGGAACCAGGGTTCTCTTTACGGTAAGAGGCAATACCCTTTTTGTTCAAGCCCCCTTTGGGGTCTTTCCCTTCCTTGCGCTGCCATGCAGCAGTTTTCTTTTTGGTTGCCATTACTACTCCCTGAACTTGTGTCCGTAGCCTACGACCGTGGGCTGCTTCCGAGGGAAGCCGCACCACGGTTACATGTGCTCTTTCCCCCCCTATAGTCCCCCCCATGCGTTACATAACTTTGTGCGTTCACAAAACCACTCACAGTGGTGTAACGAATTGCTTTAATTGTATGAAACCACGAAGAGCAGAACCGTTGCCAAATCCAAAACGAGATGGAAAGTCTGTGCCCCCACCAACCAAGTTGCCAGCGCCACGACCCAAGAACCCTAAGAGCAAGAAACCAAAGATTAAGCCATACGGTCAATGAAACAAAACGAAGAGTTAACGCTCACAGCACAGCAACAACAGTATTTGGATTGGCTCTGTACGGCCCCTAGTGAACGCCAACCACCGTCCAAGGCCAAGATGGCAGAGTTCTTGAATGTTGACCCGAAGACCCTCCGACGCTGGGAAAAGAAAGAAGTATTCCTCAACCAGTGGAAGGCGGCGGTGGACGAAGTTCAGGGGTCGCCAGAGCGCACTCAGAGGCTCTTAGACACGTTGTACTCCAAAGCCCTTGACGGTGACACCAAGTCTGCACAGTTGTACCTTCAGGCGACGAACCGTATGGTTCCGCCTTCGGTAACGATTAGTTCTAATAAGAAAGCAACAGAACTTACTGATGCTGAGTTGGACTCTTTGATTGCTGCGATGGCGGAGCGTGAGAAGGCTAGTCGTTCACAGTTGAAGGTAGTCGTTTGATTTTGGAAGAATGCACCACATGTGGCGAGGA